ATCGCAGAATTTTATATTCAAGGCCCTCAACCAACAGGTTGGGGGTTTTGTGTTGTTAGATACTATTTAGACTTAGGAGGGATCATGTATGCCAGCACCACCAACTTTAACGCCAGTCAGCCAAACATCAGTATCTAGATTGACATCTACAGGGTCAGCAGATCTTGTAGCGGCCGCTGTGCCATATGGAATGTACACTGGGTCTGTCAATTTTTTGTCAGGCGCTGCAGCACAAGTAAGTTATACATACAGAATGCTCGGTGGAGATGTGCTAGACATTGAAATCACAGCAGAAGATGTATATTCTCATTATGAGATCGCATGTTTAGAATATTCATATCTAATCAACACGTCTCAAGCAAAGAGTACCCTAGGAAGCTTTCTAGGGGGTGAAACTGGCTCTTTTGATCACAACGGGACCCTCAAGTCGGGTTCACTATCATCATCTCTTGGTGGTACCCATATGGCTCTCAAATACCCACGTTTTGATTATGGTATGCAAAGACGTGTTGGAAATGCAGTTGCGAGAGAGATTGGTGTTGGCGGCGTAACAGATGTTCACTCTGCTTCATTCGCAGTAGTCAATGGACAACAAGACTACGATCTCCAGCAAATTGTTTCAACTGCTTCATCAACAGGGACGGACGAAGATGGAAGAACTGTACCTTATTCGGGATTGGTTGGAAACAAGAAAGTAAAAATTCATGAAGTGTTTTACAAATCGCCATTCTCAATGTGGAGATTTTATGGCTCTTATGGCGGAGTAGGCGTTGCTGGAAATCTTCACACGTATGGCCAATACGCAGATGATAGTACGTTTGAGATTATACCAACATGGCAAAACAAACTTCAGGCGTTGGCCTATGAAGATAGTCTTTATACTAGAATTTCACACTATTCGTACGAGATTATCAACAATCAATTGAGAATATACCCTGTTCCAGGAAACAGCAGAGATACAATTTGGTTTAGATTTAGTGTTGATAAAGAAATCTGGGAAGAAGACCCAAATCAGCAAGAGGGTATCCTTGGCGTTAACAACTTTAACACTGTGCCTTTTGACAACTTGCCATATGAAAATATTAACTCGATGGGTAAACAGTGGATTCGTAGATTCTCCTTGGCTCTCAGTAAAGAGACTCTTGGTCAAATTCGCGGCAAGTTTGGATCAGTACCTATTCCAGGAGAGTCGGTTAACCTAAACGGTTCAGAGCTTATATCACAAGCAAAAGAAGAGCAGGCTGCGCTGAGAGATGAATTGAAAACAGTGTTGGATGAATTAACTTACAAAAACATCGCTAAAGATGATGCAGAGTTAATGGACGCTGTAGAGGGTGCTTATAATCACATTCCAACTTTTATTTATGTGGGGTAATTGAATGGCTGATAACAAATGGGAACAACCAGATGCGCCACCACCTCCTCTTTTTACTGGAAAGAAAGAGCGAGATCTTGTTAAGCAAGTCAATGATGAGTTAATTGAAAGAGTCATTGGACAGCAGGTGTTGTATTATCCAATTGATATCGACAGAACAAACTTCCACGACATCTATGGAGAGGCAATCATCAAGACCTTTCTTCCTCCAGTCCGCGTGCATGCTCTTGTGACATGGGGAGGTTTCGAGACAGTTTATTCTTCAAACATCGGAATGGATAAGACAACAAAGATTACAATTAACTTTCATAAAAGAAGGTTAACAGAGGATCAAGATCTTTTTGTGAGAGAAGGAGACTTTGTAGCCTATGGAGATCAATACTTTGAGATTGTAAAGCTAGCAGAGCCAAGATTAATCTACGGACAAGTCGACCATCCAATGGAGATTTCTGCAGAATGTATTAAGGCACGTGAGGGACAATTTGATGCCACGTAAACACAAAGCGCAAGATTATACAACAGTTAATGGAAAGTCGGAAAGAGATCAAGTCTCAGATGATGGTGTGCGCTTGAGAGAGATAGCTTTCATGCCGTCCTCTTTGGAGACAGTTGACAGAGCATTGACAAGATTTTTAGATGAGCATCTAAGCATTTTTGCGACAACACATGATGGCTTTGAAAAAGTACCAGTTATCTGGACAGGTACAGAAAGAACGTTTCAGATAAAGAACAACAAAAATTTAAGAGATGATAGAGGGCAACTTAAACTGCCTTTGATCACAATCGAGAGGACTTCTATTCAGAAAGACCCCTCAAAACCTGGAGCAGTGCCAGCACACATCTATCCTGCAGTTGGGGCCAAAGGAGGCACTTTAACTGTTGGAAGAAGAATACAGCAAGACAAAACAAATAATTTTGCAACTGCTGATGCTGCTCGACGTCATGGTTCAATTGATGCAAGAAACATTGGATCGACACAACTCAATTCACCACGTAAAAATAAGAAGGTGGTATATGAGACAATCTCAATGCCTCTTCCAGTATATGTTAATATCATGTACTCAATAACACTTAAAGCAGAGTATAGACAACAAATCAACGAAATGTTAACACCTTTTTTGGTAGAAACAGGACAAATCAATCAGTTTATGATTGACTATGATGGTCATACGTTTGAAGCTTTTTTGCCAAATGATTTTGGACTCAATACAAATTTCGCAGATTTAGGCGAAGATGAAAGAATGATAGAAAATAAGATTGAAATTCGAGTATTGGGATACTTAATAGGAGCAGGCAAAAATGAGAAGCGTCCTAGAGTAGTCATCAGAGAGAACGCAGTTCAGGTTAGATTGCCGAGAGAGCGTTCAATTGCTGAGGATGAACATCCTGAAAACTCAAAAGGAAGGTTTTATAAAGAGTAAATTGGATGTTTGCGTTTCAAAACACTATTTACTATACGAAGATTACATCTATGCTAAGGAGAAGATTTTAGTATGGCTAACAAAAGATTCCGTTTTGTCTCCCCTGGTATCCAGATTCAAGAGATAGATAATTCATTTTTTCCAAAACAAACACCGCCTGACGGAGCAGTTATTATTGGTAGATCAGAGCGTGGGCCAGCAATGCGTCCCGTAACAGTCAATTCTTTGTCTGATTTTGTCAACACTTTTGGTGATGCAATTCCTGGCAGAGGCAGCGACGATGCTGATGTATACAGAGATGGCAACTATGCTGGTCCAACTTACGGTGCATACGCAGCGCAAGCTTACTTGAAAGCAAATGTTGGTCCTGTGACTTACATCAGGCTTTTAGGTACAGAGCGTGCTGACAAAGATGCAGGTGCTGTCCGCGCAGGATGGACCACTGCTGCATCCGCAAACACAAATATTGCTAACAATGGCGGCGCTTTCGGTTTGTTCATTTTTGATTCTGGATCAAACGGAAATATTAACGTCACAGGCACTCTTGCTGCTGTTTGGTATTTAGAGAGCGGGATGGTCGCATTGAATGGTACGCATTCAAGAGACGGATCTCCTAAGATTGCCGCAGGGTCTTTAATTAACAGCCTTAGCAATACCAAGCCTCAATTTAAAATGGACATTAAAAACGCTTCAAATGCTAAAATTGGAAGCTCAATCACTTTTAACTTTGATGAGGACTCCGACCTTTATATCCGCAAAGTGTTCAATACAAATCCTCAGTTGGCTAATGGCGATGTCACTCAAGCTGCTCAACTCAGCACTTATTGGTTGGGTGAAACATACGACCAACAAGTCAACAGTCTTTTCCCAGACGGAGACGTTCAGGGTGCGATCTTAGGTTTGGCTTCTGGCTCTGTTGGATATGAAGATATGAATGGCCCATACTTGAATGCGAAGACTGGTTATTTTATCGCTCAAGACCTTGGTACTGCTGCTGACTATGTTTCTTTTAATCAGCAACAACTCTTCCGATTAGTGTCTTTGGAGCAAGGCGAGTCCATTCAAAATAAACTTAAAGTCTCAATCGAGGATATCAAGCAATCCCAAAATACTGATATCACTCAATACGGAACGTTCACAGTGACTCTTCGTCACGTTCAAGATACTGACGCTGCACCAATGGTTGTTGAAAGATTCACGGGCTGTAACTTAGATCCAAATTCTCCTAACTTTATTGCTAGAAAGATTGGCGACAAGTACATGCAGTGGGACGAGACAGAGCGCAGATTCCGCGAGTATGGTGATTATGACAATCAGTCAACATATGTTCGTGTTGAGATGAACGAGGATGTAGAGTTAGGAACAACAAATCCAGTTCTTCTTCCATTCGGCGTTCTCGGACCTACTAGACCTCACCGCTTCCAAATTATGAGCGGCACCACATCGCAAATTTTTGCATATGGCGGCGTCGACGAGGCTGACACTGCCTTTGGGCATGCCTTTATCAAAGGGGCCA